CCTTACTCTTCTTATAAGATTAAGGCAGGCAAGGATGGATATGAAATTGAATTCCGTGCTGACGATCCTAAGGTTTTAGAGTCCGAAAGGTCTTTGGAAGTTGATAAAGAACGTAGAGGATGGTTTGGTGGTGGATCTGAAGTTAGAAATGAATGGCGTCGTGATCAGTTCACCCGTGAAGGTACTCGTAATCTAGGAGGTGCAACAGGTGAAGAGGGAAAGTCTGCAAAAGAAGTAGAGTGTTTGATCGCGGACGCTGGAGCACGGTCACAAGGTGCGATGGCAGGAACTAGCATAGCTGCTGGTCTCGCCGTTCCAGCGGTTGCTAGTATTCCCTACGTTGGATGGTTAGCAGGTGGTTGGGCATTACTCCTAGGGCAGAAAGCAGGATCGGAATTAGGTTCACAAGTTGGTAGTGTATTTAATGATTGCTGATGGATACCAAAAAACAAGTCATAGATCTGATAAGGATCGTTATTTGCTTTCAATTAGTAATAGTTGGAGTAACTATCATGGGTTGTTTTTTGCCAGGTAAAAAGTGTGACAGTGAAACGAAACAACATATCGCTAACATGATGACAGTCATAACAACATCTACCTTCGCATTATATGCAGCAGAAAAATAATGGACATACCTGATATTAGAATTAGCGGAGGGGATATTGATATCATTCGTATCCCCTTCACTCCTGATTATTTGTTAGAACCACCACAAGCATTGCAAGTACCAGTTCCAATAACAAATCAAATTGGTGTACCTATTGTTGACATTCCTGGATGTGTAGAAGCACATGAGGTAAATGAAAATAACATGCTGGAAGGAGATGATCCTAAAGGTGTGAAAGTTTATTGTGATGGTCAGACACCATCATTTAATCCCATTGATTATAATGCAGATGAATTACAATTCTCAGGAGAGGCACAGGTGCCTCCTGTAAAGGCACCAGAATCACCAGAGGTGAAATCCCCTGAAGTACCAAAGAAGATCAATACAGTCGAAGTGAAGTGCCCTACAGAAGCACAGGAAGCGAAGGAACCTGTTGGCACATACGTGCAAGGGTATAGAAAGAAAGTTGTTGAATATAAACTGGTTGGTAATGAATGTATTCAGATTACAGAGGCGGTAGGTATACCTCAACAAGTTATTGCTGGTCTTCCTAGTGGCGGACAGGTAGCACAAGTGGGTGGCATTGCTGTCATCGCTACTACATCAGCACTATTAGCAAAACCGCTGGCAGATCTACTATTGAAAGTAGTCAAACCAACGGTCAAGAAAGTTATTAAAAAAATTGCTGCCATTAGAGGTAAGACAGTTAAACGACTGTCCACTTCCGAGCGTATAAACGAGCAGAGAACCAGGAACCGTGCTATCATGTTGTTAAGACAAACACTCAAACCTAAGAAATGACCACCTGTGCTTGCTGCAAAAAGGACACAGACAATTTTGTACAATCCAACCTAGGTTTTCCTCTCTATACAATATGCAATCAATGCATGGATGAACATCTCATTGAAGATGTTGATTGCACTTGCTCTGTATGTAAAAGAAAACTACCTTCATCATACTTTCAACACTACCGTACTCGTATCAAGAAGAACGGTATGAGATTGCGTGTCAATACTAACTGCAAAGATTGTTCTAGAAAGGAATCTGCTATCGTTGCCAAACTCAAGAAAGAGAATCCAGCACCAGCATACTTGACTCCTTGTCCACAGTGCGGTAAGATATGTTATGAGAAACGAGAAGACATTCCTGAGGGTGTCGATGGAACCAATGGACCATGGCAATGTGACCATGACCATAAGACAAAGAAGTTCCGTGGATACCTATGCAAACTTTGTAACACTGGTACTGGTATGATCGGTGACAATGCAGAGTATTTCAACAACGCACTTAAGAACAAGAAATCCAAATGAATCTAAACACCATCGTAACGTCTGACAACATTGAATACCTCAAGACACTGCCTGATGGTTGTATTGATTTTGTATTAACTTCCCCTCCTTATGATGGACTCAGGGATTACAATGGTTACTCACTCAATCTACATGGTCTTGGTGAACAGCTCTTTCGTGTTCTTAAAGATGGTGGTATGTGTGTTGTAGTGATACAAGATTCTACTAAGGACTTTGCTAAAACTCTTACGTCATTTCGTACCATCGTAGATTGGTGTGACAATATAGGATTCCGTTTGTTTGAATGTAATATCTACAACAGACAAGGAACTGAAGGTGCCTGGTGGAAGAAAAGATTTCGTGTGGACCATGAATACATGCCCATCTTCTTGAAGGGCAGGCGTCCAAACTATTTCGATAAAGAACCTATCAAGATTCCATCTAAGCATGGCGGTAAGGTTATGACAGGAGCTAACATCAGAACAAAAAATGGTAGGACTGGATCACGCAAAGTGAAGATCAATCCTACCAAGTGTCCTGGTACTGTTATGACTTTTGGTAACACCTGTGGTGGTGAAAGTAAATTAAAGAGTAAACATCCAGCAGTGTTTCCTAACATGCTTGCATACGATATGATTGAATGCTTCTGTCCTCCTGATGGTATTGTCCTTGATCCTTTTAATGGTAGTGGGACAACAACACTAGCAGCAAAATGTCTTGGTAGAAACTACATTGGTATTGATGTTTCTGACGAGTACAATGACATTGCTAAAGAAAGAATGCTGACTGAAACTATTGGTCGTAAGAAAGAAGAAACTAAACCAGTTACTTCGTCATCTGTCCTGTCTCTATTGGAGGACCAAGATCACTAGCATTAGTTGAAGGAATAGAATGAATGTGTGGAACCATAAAGTTCACACCTTGAACCTGTACATCAGCACAAATTTTTGAATACTGTGTACCAGGAGCAAAACGAATTCCTGCCTTCATCAATTCTCCACAATTTTTAAGACGAGCTATCTCAAAGTCCAGGCGCTTATTGGCATTAACTTGTCTCATAAGATTGATGTTTGCTTCAGCAGCATCTTTACATTGTTGCTGTAGTTTTTTATCTAAAGGTCTAGACCATGTAGCACTAAAACCTACTGAAAGGTTGGTGTTATCTTTCTGTCCAGTCCTAACAGGAACTTGATACAATACAGAGCCAGGATTATCAGGTGCTCCATCCTCATCTAGATCACGCATGTCGTAGACATTATCAAAGTATTGCTCTTCAAATGGATGCTGTTGAGATAGAGATCCTGTTACATATGGTGTGAAATTAACAGTGGGACCTTGACACTGAATTCCATTACCATATGTGTTAGTAATATATGGACCTTGTAAAACCTGAATAGCTTGATTGGTAACTGAGCCTGAACTATTTGCAACGGGGGCAGCAGTTGCACTGACTCCCCCTACAGTTTCCGCAACCGCAGGTGTCGCATTTGTTAGTTGTGTTAGACATAAGATTATTGCTGGAAGATACTTGTGGTGTCGGTTACGCTTGTAACCTCCGTTGTTCTGTTTATGATCGTATGATTTGAAAGTCCAGGTCCATGATAAGTTTCTGTGAACTGAAACGCTGCGCCTGGAGTTGTCTGTGTGAATGTTGGTTTGCTTGTTACGCCTGTCCATGATGATGTCACGCCATTAATAGTTACATTATTTGAACCTGTACTAGGTGACAGATTCCCCGATGCTGATACACCAGAACCAGTTGCAGAATATTGATATCCTGTGTTATAGTCCATAGAGTTTATGGTCTCAGTGACTTTACTTGTCGTCTCCGTGTGGCTCGTCATTGAACCCTGGGTAAAATTTGGGATCACGGGGACCGCCTGGACATCTGCAGCAGTAACTAATGCTACCACCACAATTGTCACAGTAGATGAGATTGTCTTTCCAAAACGGATGTTCACGAGGATCCCCCATTAATCAATGACAGTAATTTCCGAAACAAATTGTCCCGTAGCAGATGTACCAGCTCCACCAGCTGTCACCGTAAGGGCACCAGCAGTAGTTACAGTACCTGCTAGTGATCCAGCAGATCCTGCAGTGTAAGAAGTAACTGTGGAAAAATTGGGAATAGCACCTGTAGTGGCAGCAGCAGTAGGAATAGCATCACCTTGAGTAAAGGATTGACTGTAACTGAATGCGTTGCCGTCTGTATGTTGTGTCGCTGAGATAGTGCCAGGTGCCATAACACCTGATGTGATCGTGCCTGCTGATACAGTGCCAGCAGTCGTGCCGTCTGTAGTGTTTATCCCACTACCTGAGATTGCATATGAATTACCCACGCGACTCGCCGTTGACCGAGCAGCATCTACCGTAAGTTGCACACTCGAAGCATGCTTTGTAACAAGTCCACCTGCTTGAGCAGCACTGGTGGTCATCAGTAGCATTATGATAGGAAGTAATTTCTTCATAGCGCATATAATTTTGGATCCATATTTATTTAGTTGGGTGTCAATGTACTAACTGGCACATTGGGGGCTTGACAAAGTTGTTACATTACTATATAATACTGTAGTATTTCGTTACAAAACAAAAATGACTGTTATCACAGAGGAAGGCGGACGCACAAACATGTTCGCCAAAGAACCACAGATGGTTGTGGTCAACTACAACAATCAAGGTCTCGACTCACCTCAACAATACATTGAGAAATATAACGGTCGTTGGGCAATGATGGGTGTAGTATCGGGCTTGCTTTCTTACGCAATTACTGGTAAACTATTCTTTGGTATCTTCTAAATCCGAATGCATTTCACACAAGATGATCTTTGGAATCAGATTGCAACCCTTGGTTGGGACGTAAAACATGATGACATTGTGATTGAAATTGGAGGCACTGTTGTCTCTGGTATCCACCAAGGTGAGGATTACAACAAAAAATGGGCAACTCCATTTGGTGTGCGTAAATATAACAAAGATGCGTTCATTGTTATTAAAAACCTTTCGCGTACTCCATTTGAACCCTCTCTTCCTATGGATAGAGAACATGCCCCTCACCACTTGAAAGATGCCAAACCCGAATCAACTGTATGAAGACATGCAGAAACTGGATGACATGTATGAAGAACTTCTATGGCATCCAGATGACGAGCTACAGTTCACCCACGATGGTGAACGCATAATCATTTCAAACAAATCTTTGGAGAAAAACAAATGAACAACTTCGGTTTCACAGAAAAAGCAGAACTTCTTAACGCTCGCCTTGCAATGATTGGTTTCGTTGCTGGAGTGGGTGCATATCTAACAACAGGACAACTCATTCCTGGTGTATTCTGATGGGATTTATAGCAGCAGCAGTGCTAATGCTAATTCCTATTGCAGCAATAGCAAAAAACTCATGACATACGACTGGGTATTATTACAGACATTAATCTTTATAATTACTCCTTTCTTTGTTATGCTTGCGTTATCGAGTAAAGATGAAGACGATGATAATGATATGGGTGGAGGCATGATGATGCCTGCCTACAATCCTTCATAAATAAGGATTGAATATCGTCGCCGCTGAGGGGCAACTGGCAAAATCCAGTTGACGCCCCTCTTTTTTCTAGCTACAAAAAATTACATGACACAACATCAAATGTTCCATATCTACGAAAAAGGAACAAACAAAGTTGTAAAGCACTCTCTGACAGTTGATGAACTGGAACAAATGATCGCAAAAAGAGAGGTGGATTGGTTGCACTGGGATGTACAACCATGCTATTATGATCACAGTTCGGAAGAGGAGTCCTTCTAAGTTGAGCAGAAATACTCATCCTTTAGGGGTTGACTGGTTTTCCGAACCATGCTACTATAAATAGGTAAACAAATGTAACGAACGTGTTCGTTTCATAACCTATGACGCCTTACCAGGACTAAACAGCGTCATTAAATAACAGTCCTTCATACCTGTGTCTGAGGGTGACACAGGAATATTCTAATGGTGTTTCCCTGCACTCTTACCTAACCCTTTTTCAAAATGTCAACACTTTCAAGGCAACAACAAACAACCTCCGCGTGGGATTCGTTCTGCGAGTGGGTAACTTCTACCAATAACCGCCTCTATGTCGGTTGGTTCGGTGTACTGATGATTCCAACTCTGTTGGCAGCAACTACTTGCTTCATCGTCGCCTTCATCGCTGCTCCCCCTGTGGACATCGATGGCATCCGTGAACCCGTCGCAGGTTCACTCATGTATGGTAACAACATCATCTCTGGTGCAGTTGTTCCATCTTCCAACGCAATTGGTCTTCACTTCTATCCCATCTGGGAAGCTGCATCACTCGATGAGTGGTTGTATAATGGTGGTCCTTTCCAACTCGTAATCTTCCACTTCCTCATTGGCATCTACTGCTACATGGGTCGTGAGTGGGAACTTTCATACCGCCTAGGTATGCGCCCCTGGATCATGGTTGCTTACTCAGCACCAGTCGCTGCAGCAAGTGCAGTATTCCTCGTATATCCTTTCGGTCAAGGTTCTTTCTCTGATGCTATGCCTCTTGGTATCTCTGGTACTTTTAACTACATGCTTGTATTCCAAGCAGAACACAATATCCTTATGCACCCGTTCCATATGCTCGGGGTTGCTGGGGTATTCGGTGGATCTCTTTTCTCTGCTATGCACGGAAGTTTGGTTACTTCCTCACTCGTTCGTGAAACGACTGAAACAGAGTCACAGAACTACGGTTACAAGTTCGGTCAAGAAGAAGAGACATACAACATCGTTGCAGCCCATGGTTACTTCGGTCGTTTGATCTTCCAATACGCATCATTCAACAACTCACGTTCACTCCACTTCTTCCTCGCAGCATGGCCTGTAGTCGGAATCTGGTTCACTGCACTGGGCGTAAGCACCATGGCATTCAACCTCAACGGTTTCAACTTCAACCAGTCCATTGTTGAGTCACAAGGTAAAGTGGTTAACACCTGGGCAGATGTATTGAACCGCGCTGGTCTTGGTATGGAAGTAATGCATGAGCGTAACGCTCACAACTTCCCTCTTGACCTTGCTGCTGCTGAGTCAACTCCTGTTGCACTCGTAGCACCTTCTGTCGGTTGATTTTCAAAATCCAATAGTCAATTCCATAATACCCCGAAAATTTTTCGGGGTATTTTTTTCCCTAATAATGTAAAGTTTTATGCCTACTGATTTAATCGAACTGCTTACTTACTATGTGATTGGTGGTGCTTTAATCATCGGTCCTCCTGCTATCTTCCTCATCATTGCTATGATGAGTGCTATTCAGAATACAAAAGGTCGTATGGTAGGATACAAAGATCATAAAACATATGGTGATTCATCTATCTACGAGAATACCAAAACAGATCAAACAAAATTCTTTCTAGAACTTAACTAAGGTAAATAAAAAATGACTACTGCTACACTACAACAACAACGGAGGGGGTGGTTTGATATTCTTGACGACTGGCTTAAACGAGATCGCTTTGTTTTTGTGGGTTGGTCTGGAATACTACTTTTTCCCACTGCTTATCTTGCCATTGGCGGTTGGCTTACTGGCACAACTTTTGTTACGAGTTGGTACACCCACGGTCTTGCTAGTTCCTATCTTGAAGGGGCTAACTTTCTTACGGCAGCTGTCTCGACGCCTGCTGATGCTATGGGTCATTCTCTTCTTCTACTTTGGGGTCCTGAAGCTCAGGGCAGTCTCGTCAGGTGGTTCCAACTTGGAGGGCTTTGGGCCTTTGTTGCTCTCCACGGTGCATTTGCACTGATCGGTTTCATGCTTCGCCAGTTTGAACTGGCACGTCTTATCGGTATCCGTCCCTACAATGCTATTGCTTTCTCTGGTCCTATCGCTGTTTTTGTCAGCGTTTTTCTCATATATCCTCTGGGACAGTCGTCCTGGTTCTTCGCGCCATCGTTTGGGGTTGCGGCTATTTTCCGCTTCCTACTTTTCCTACAAGGTTTCCACAATTGGACGCTTAACCCGTTCCACATGATGGGTGTTGCAGGAATCTTAGGTGGTGCTCTTCTATCTGCTATTCACGGAGTAACCGTTGAAAACACACTCTACCAAGATGGTGAGCAGGCAAATACTTTCAAGGCTTTTGATAGTACGCAAGAGGAGGAAACTTACTCGATGGTTACTGCGAACCGTTTCTGGTCACAGATCTTCGGTATTGCTTTTAGTAATAAGCGTTGGTTGCATTTCTTTATGCTCTTCGTTCCCGTCATGGGTCTCTGGACAAGTTCTATCGGTATTATTGGACTCGCTCTTAATCTACGTGCTTACGACTTTGTATCTCAAGAGATTCGTGCAGCAGAAGATCCAGAATTTGAAACGTTCTATACCAAAAACATTCTTCTGAATGAAGGACTACGTGCTTGGATGGCACCTGCTGATCAACCACATGAAAACTTCATCTTCCCTGAGGAAGTTCTACCTAGAGGTAATGCATTGTGATTAAATCACTCTTCAGTTTTATATTTGCTGCGGTGATGTGGGTACAAGTCCCACAGTGGAGCGATGACTGGAGTAAGTGCGCTGTTGATGTACCAGACACAGCATGTCATTGGTACATCACAGCACCTGACAGCACTATGGGTGTTGGATTTAGTTGGGAGAATGCTCCTTGGTTCAGTGCTGAAGGTCTTCTAGATATTGGAGAACTTCATAATACAGTTCAATCTCTACAGGAAGCATGAATCATTACGTAGTTTTTGTTTATGGTGTATGCTTTGCTCTCATTGGGGGTGCTGCATTCGCTATGATGTGGGCAAACATTATGTCACTTGATATGAAACCCAAACCATCTAAACCAAAGCACCCTGAGGCACCTGAAGCAGGTGAAGAGGTGATGTATGTCGATCTTTCTAGAGAAAAACTAGAGAAATTATATGAAGACAAGTAGAGGATGTTGCGGAGCAGGATGTCATGACTGTCCATTCAGACCACCAACCAAACGGTGAAAGCATTACGATGAAGCAATTGATAATTGCTTGTGCTATACTGCTTACCTTCACCATTATATGTTTCTTGATCATGCTTGCGGGTATGCTTTAAGCATGCTAAATAAAAAAAGGGGATCCCCTTTTTAAGCACCTTTTTGTTTTATTTACTATCATGAAAAAACTACTTGCATTTCCTATAATGCTTTCCTTGATTTGCATTACAGGAACTGCTCCCGCTGAAGCAAGACGTAATAGACCTGGAGTTTCGACTCCACAATGTACAAGGAAAAGACCTTGTTCACGACTGCCTTTGCTTCCTAGTCCACCAAGGAAACCAAAACCCTGTAATATTTGGACTTGTACAACACCTCCTAATGGTACACCTGGTGCCATTGGAGAACCAATCAACTTTGGTAAACCAATGCCAAGACCTTGGAACAAACCTCGCCCTGGCACACAGTGGCGTTGACCACTTCGTAAAAATATGGTATACTGAGGGGGATCAACCCCTCTTTTTTTATGAATATTACTATCTACACATCTAATGGATGTGTATGGTGTTCTCGAACAAGAGAACTTATGGAACGAGCTAAGTTAGAATATGAGGAATTGAATTGGCAACAATTAGATGGAGACACACAAGTATCTTTGACTGATAAGTATGGATTCTCATCCTTTCCTGCTGTAATTATTGATGACGAGTTCATTGGTGGATTAGTTCCTCTTGCTAAATTATTAATGCAAAAAGGATTTGTGTCTGCACCTAGTAAAAAATGAATGAACTTAAAATAAATAGAGGCATTGACCTAATGCTAAGGAGGGCAAAAAAGAAGGAACAAAAATCCAAAAAAGGTTTACACATCAATAAGGTGTTTTCCCTCCTTAAACGCAAAGTATACTTCAACTTTGAACTTAGGTGGGACAAAGAAATTTAAGTTCGGAGTTGAACAATGACGGAAACTTTATTTGTCTATCTATCTGCTACGGTATCATTCATTTTTCTAGCAATTGGAGTATTCGCAGGTTGGACAGTTAATGAGAAACTACACGAATACATGTATGCCACACAAGAAGAAAATGTACATCCTGAAATGTTAAATTCACAAGGACAATGGATCAACGAAGAACTACTATCTGTTCGCTTTGTAGACGAAACTCACGAAGAGGAATATGATGAAGAATAAATACACTTATGATATGAAATAGGTCATGCAATTATTACTTAATGAAGTGCTGCAGAAAGTTAGCAATGCTAAAACTAAAGCACAAAAAATCAAACTCTTACAAGAATATAATTCACCAGCACTCAGGCAAATCCTGATTGCTAACTTTGATGAGAGTGTAATCTCAATGCTTCCTGCAGGTGAAGTACCTTATGAGAAAAACGATGCACCAGAAGAGACAGAGCATACGAAACTAGTTCATGAGTATCGTAAACTCTATCTCTTCTTTAAAGGTGGAGCAAATGTGTCTCAAACTAGACGTGAAACTCTCTTCATTCAATTGCTAGAGGGTTTACATCAAGGAGAAGCAGAAGTGTTGTGTCTTATGAAGGATAGACAAATTGGTAAACGCTGGAAGATCACCAGACAGTGTGTAGAAGAAGCGTATCCGCAAATTCAGTGGGGCAATCGTTCATAATGGGAAAAGGTTCTAAAATTATTCATCAAGATTGTGATCCAACTTTAGCTCAAGATAAATCTCTACCTTACAATGCCTTTCTCATTGAATACACTGTGGAAGGTCTCACCAAATTTGATATTGCTTCTGGCAATGGTCAGGTAGATATTTTTGATGACTATTGGGATAAATATCACGGTGATTTTGTTAACATGACACAAACTGACGGTAGAGTAAACCCAAAGATGTGGAACGATCCAAATAAACCTAGTAAAAAGAAATGAGTGGTTCAGCAACTGGACAATGGTGTATTTTCTATAGTAAATTGGGTGAACCAGATGTATGGTACACCATGAAACTATGGAGAAAAGATGGCATCTTAGTGTCTGCAAAAACATATGATGATGTATATAAGTTCAATAGATTCAAAGAAGCATTTGACTTTGCAAAGAATTTAATCACTGGAAATGGAACAATTCCTGTTTACGATGCAAAAGTCAAACGTGTATGCAGAGCAGGAGCAGATTCATTCTACCTCTCAGGAAACTAATTGTATTGAGAAATACAGGTTGACAAAGCATACATAGTATGGTATGCTAATACCATCGTTCATCCCACTCTTGGGTGGGACGCAAGTAAGTCGCGGAACGGAGCCGTTCATCCCATGTTAGAACTATTATTCTATACAACACTCACCTGCCAACAAGCTGACGCAATCATGCTGAAGATGAGAGCAAATGAGAATATTCCTCCTGAATTTAAGGTGGAATTGATTGAGGTCATGAAGGAGGCAACTCCTGATTGCTACCCATGGGACGCAAACGACTGAAGGAACGGGGACTAACCACCCTACTTCTTCAGGAGTCAACTCATGAACACACTTAATCTAATCAGAAAGCAGATCAATAAAGCTGCTCGTCTACACGATGCCCAGATCAGTCACACCTCATATCGTGGTGTTGAATATGATACACGTTGTGTAGAATCAAAAGAGACCCATGGTACATTCTGTTATCGTGGTAAACTTTACACCAAGTGATTAACTTACTTATCTGGAGAGGGTTCTACCCTCTCTTTTTTTATGGGTATAAATCAGTAGGCAATAATATTCTTTGCAATTTTTCTTTAATTGGATGTACCAAAAATAAATAGTGGTAGAATTATGCGAGGTGGAAAAATGAACCCTTCTCTCCCCTATATTATGGTCTATTGCATGGAGAAAACGAATGCACAATTTATTGTCCAGATCACAACTTAATCAGTGGAGACATCTAGAAACTACTGTAGACACTTTGGAGGTGGAAAATCAAAAACTCGATGACTACTACGAATGTTTAGTCGAATGTGATTTAGAAAACCAAACGTACTGTAAACGAATATGCAGGAAAATTCTTAACTAATTTACCAGAGGGGTTGCAACCCCTCTTTTTTTATGCTATGATGTTGACATCTGTAACCTAAATATGGATAGAGAAAAACTGAAACTCATTGTCAAGAACCTTAAATCTCTAGTCGATGCACTAGAGAGTGAAGTGTATTCAAATGTGGATGCATACAGATATGTACATCCTTGGGATGAACATGTAAACAAAACAAAAGCTAGAGTATTAACTTCAGAGGATGATGATGACGGATATGCAGACTGACTGGCGTTACAGTGATGAGAGAATGGACGTGAGAACACAAGGACTTAATATCCTACTCAAGAAATTTGGACCTGAGTTATCCTCAGATGGATCACCAAAGTATTCATCCCAAAGCATTTATGAATGCATCCACGATTGGGTATCACAAGGTAACGCAAGTACATCTGGCATTGTTGCTTACTACAAGGCGTATTATGACCCGACTAAAAGACCAGATAAGATTAGCAAAGAAAGCTATTAAGGAAGCAAAGAAGAAACCTGATCTGTATACAGATGAGGAACTTTCTTACATGGCAATAGCACTTGTACGTGCTAAAATACAACTCAAAGTAAAACAACAACGCCGCAGGCAGGAGAAAGGATTTAGTAATGAACTCAGTGAAACTAGTGACAGTCACTCCCGAAGCGGAGAAGACGATGGGGTACGTAGCGAGGGTGAGCAACCCGAACAACCAGGACAATCCTAAGGTTGCAGGTCTGCTGTCCTATTGCATCAAACACAACCACTGGAGTGTCTTTGAGCAAGCACATATGACTCTAGAGATTGAAACTACTAGGGGACTGGCAGCTCAAATCCTAAGGCACCGTTCATTTACATATCAAGAGTTTTCACAGCGGTATGCTGACAGTTCTATGTTGGCAGACAAGATTCCTCTACCTGAACTTCGTAGGCAGGATACAAAGAACCGTCAAAATTCTATTGACGATGTTGATCCGTTCATCCGCCAAGAGTTTCAGATCAAGATGCAACATCATTTTGATGAAGCTATGAAACTTTACCAAGATATGTTAGAATATGGTATAGCAAAGGAGTGTTCACGTTTTGTGCTCCCCCTTGCTGTTCCCACAAAAATCTACATGACAGGATCAGTTCGGTCATGGATTCATTACATCGAATTGCGTTCCGCTAATGGTACGCAGAAAGAACACATGGACATTGCACTAGATGCTAAGCGTGTGTTTGCTGAACAGTTCCCTATTTGTGCAGAGGCATTACAATGGCAATGAAACTATTAACACTTGATGATTACCAAAAAGCAGGAGAAACATTTTGGCCTAAGTATTGGTACATCGCCAAAGAACTTGGTGAGGATGCCAAACCTGAGCAAGTCATTAAAGTTATGGAAGCGATTGGTGGTGTTGCATTAAAGGCAGCACTCGAAGAAAAATTAGCAGGTCCATTTGGATTTAATAAAGTAAAGGAGGGGGATGATGGCGACCTATCCAGTAATTAATAAGAACACTGGTGAACAAAAGGACGTTAGAATTAGCGTCCATGATTGGGACCAGTGGAAGACAGACAATCCTGATTGGGATAGAGATTGGAGTGATCCCTCTACTTGTCCTGCCTCTGGTGAAGTGGGAGAATGGAGAGACAAGATGGCAAAGACCCATCCTGGATGGAAAGACATCATGAAAAACAAGGTGATTCCTAAAGCACCTCGTAACCGTACCATTACAGACAAATACAACTACTAAAATGCCACCTAGAAAGAAGACAACTAAGTCACCTGGACAAGGTATGACTGCGAAGCAGAAGAAGCGTCGTAAACCTATTAACGAGGAGTATATGATCCCCGTTGAACCTCTTACTCATAATCAAAAACTATTTTTTGATGAGTGGGAAAAAGGTCAGATGATTTATGCTTACGGTGTTGCTGGTACAGGTAAGACATTCATTGCATTGTATAAAGCACTCAAGGATGTATTGAATGAGTACACACCATATGAAAAGATCTATATTGTTCGTTCTCTAGTAGCAACTAGGGAGATTGGTTTCCTACCTGGTGACCATGAAGATAAGTCTTCTCTCTATCAAATACCATACAAGAACATGGTGCAATCCATGTTTGAGATGCCTGATGATGCATCGTATGATATGCTTTACGATAACCTCAAGGCACAAGAGACAGTATCATTCTGGTCCACTAGTTTTATCCGTGGTACTACACTAGACAATGCTATTGTTATCATTGATGAATGTCAGAACCTGAACTTCCACGAGCTTGATTCAATCATCACTCGTGTTGGACAGGACAGTAAGATCATTTTCTGTGGTGATGCTGCACAAACTGATCTACAAAAAATTAGTGAACGCACAGGTATCATTGACTTCCAACGCATCCTTCAGAAGATGGATGAGTTTTCTCTCATCGAGTTTGGTATCGATGATATCGTTCGTTCTGGTCTCGTTAAATCTTATCTCATCAACAAAATCAATCTAGGTCTATGAAACTGTTCAATCACGTAGGTGGCATAGAACCTATTGAAATGTCTGCTGAGCAGGTGGATGGCAAACGCATGTACCTGACACCAGAAGGTTTCAAGTTCCCGTCTGTCACCACCGTGATTGGCAGTAACAAAGCAAAGTTAGAAGGTCTTGCTAAGTGGCGAGCTCGTGTTGGTGCGAAGGCAGCGAATGCTAAGTCCACTCGTGCTACTGGTAGAGGAAACAAGTATCACTCTATTGCTGAGGACTACCTCAATAATAATCTAGACCTAAAGAAGTATAAATCGCACCCACTTCCTGTACTAATGTTCCATCATAGTCGCCCTACTTTGGACCGTATAAATAATATATACCTACAGGAAGCGGCGCTCTACTCTAAACATTTAGAATTAGCAGGGCGTGTAGATTGTATCGCTGAGTTTGACGGAGTGCTGTCTATCATTGACTTTAAGACAGCAGAGCAACCAAAGCGTGAAGCATACCTCTACGATTACTTTGTTCAAGAAACTGCATATGCATGTATGCTACAAGAAAATTACGGGTTGAGTGTCAAACAACTCGTAACTATTGTTGCTTGTGAAAACGGAGAGACTCAAGTTAAGGAGCTTCCACCTAAGAAAGAATTCTTTATGAAACTAATGAGTTACATCGACGAATACCAAGAACGATATGGACAAAAAACAATTATTAGAGGATAAATTTATGACTGCTGCGA